TTTTTGTGCTTGTTACTGCTAAAGCCATAATTTTACGCTTAGGAATTATTGATTATGGGGAGAAGGGGGTTTTTACACCCCCCTATCCTTATGCGGTTGCTCCAGTTGCGCGAGCTGAACGACGTGGCTGGGTATTGTAGATATTTCCGTAGAAAAGGATATATCCTACCTGACCGTCCTGATCAACTGGCTCTCGGAGTGGAGACATTGCGAGACCGTTGCTATCGGTAGGATGCTTTGGATGATTCATGTAGAACATCTTGACATACTTTTCATTGATCAGATAAATCTCACCAGCTGGGCAATACTCGTCTGCGATGATTTCAACACCTCGGAAAGAAATCTTACCCAATCCACCATCTGCCGATACGCTACCACCGTTTGAGGTAAATCGAACCTGTGTCTGAAGCAAAGCCTCAAATGCACTCCAAAGAACCTCAGTAGTAACGATGATAGAAGGTACGTCTGCACCACTCTTTGCCAAGTCGAAGATCGTAGCAAGTTTTCCAAGCGTCACTGAACCAAAAGAGGTAGTGAGCTGAGACTTCCACCATGTGTACGATGTTCGAACGATTCCGCCGTAGTTATCAACCACTGTACCGTCGTCGATAGCCGCTTTAAGACCGGTAATATCCTTGTTTCCATTTCCAGTACCGTCACCGAACAACTGTGAGCAAAACTTATCCTTGAGAGACTCGCGCGCTTCTTCCATCTCGGTAGACATAATGTCTGCGATTTTGGTTGCGTCATTTCCTCCGTTTTTCGCAATATCGATATTCGACAATACGATAGACTGATACACTTGCTTGATGCTAAATCGTGCTCGTGTACGCGTTTGTTCCTGATTGGTAGAAAGCGTCTCCAATCCTGCATACGAACCTCCCTGTGAATTGAAACGATACTTTACCGGTACGTCCAAGTAGTTTCCGCCAGCCAATAAAACAGCTGAATCGAAAAAACGCTTGAGCAATGGTTGATCGAGTCCAATTTGGTCTACTATTTTCGGCATAACCTTTTCCCTCGTAATGGAGGTTAGGTTATCCCAGTCTGTAACTGCCATAATAATGTGCTTACGAAATTAAATTTTCCCTACAATGATTCGTGATAAATATCTCGAATGGATTTTTGCTTGTCGTTTTTCGTATCAGTAGGCTTTTTTTGGACTACTGTATCACCAACTTTGTTTGAAGCATCGAGTTTCCTGTTATCTTCAAGGGCTTTTGCTTTTGCAGTTCTCTCTGCAACGGCAAATTCCGCTTTGGTGATCTTAACAGCCTGTTCCAGATTATTGCAGTCAAATTTGATAGCGTTGGCAATCACAGTAGCTTCGTTTTCCTTGAAAAAAGGCTCTGAAAGACGCATGAAAGATTTCTCTTTCTCTACTTCTTGAGCAACTTTCTCCCGAGCTTCTAATTGCTTCTGATTATGACGCTCAACGATTTTTGCTTCACGTTGAGATCTGGTCAATCCTTCGAGTTCTTTATCCTCCTCGTCTTCTGCCCCATCTTCGTACAAGGATAACTTATTCTTAAGTTGAGCGAGTTCATCGCGTAAAACGCTGTTTTCCTTCTCAGACTTAGCGAGAGTTTCCCGGTCTTCTTTCCAAGAATTAATGACTTCGGTAAATTCAGTTGGGGTATCATCCGGCGTTTCGCCTTCTTTTTTACCTTCTTCTGATTTTTCCTCAGTCTTTGTTGCGTCAATTTCTTGAGCAACGGGTTTGACAGGGAGATATGGATTCTCTGTGTCATCAACCTTTTTTTCCTCTGTTACAACGGAAGTATTATCGACAACAGCAGTATTTTCTACGGTTGCCTCTCCGCCCTCATTAGTTTCGTCCATATGTAATTCTTAATGTTTATGCAAAAAGCACCATCCTTGAGGGACAGTGCTTCGCTCTTTATGCCAAACCATCACGAAAAGCATTCGGAGCAAAGCTTTGGCTCCCAAAGTGTGATGGTTTGATAAGTTGTGAAGGTACTATTTTTGAGGTGTCTGTTGGGAAGCATTTACCTCATTGCTTGCTTGATTAAGCATACCACTTTTTGTAATTTCAATCAAAGTCGCTTTATCTGTCGCGATATGATTCTGGAAATTGTCCATTGCGTCCTGTTCCATTTTGTTCTTCGGATCTTTCAAGAATACCATATGCAGTTTGACGTGCTCAAGAGTAACCAATTCCGGTGGAGTAGGCGGAACCTCATCGCCACCTTGCATGGATTTGTTCTCCTGATCGGCGCGCTCAATCGGCGTCTCGGTAGAGTCTCCTGCTGTTGCGGAGTGGTTTTGCATATCCGCTTGCAACTGCTGTGGGTCATCTGCTGAAATCATACCAAACTTTACCCAATTCAACAAACGATTTGTCAACATCTGTGGGTCATTTCTTTCGAGGTCTTGATACAGAGTATACGGGTCAAGAGCTTGCTGTTGATAAAGAACCATTGATTGCTGTGCACGCGCCTGTTTGCTCATCGGTGCGGTGCTCATCGGTCGCAAGATAGGGTCTATGCCAGACTCAATGTCTTTTGACATCAATTTTAGTACCTCCATTCCATCCGTGGCTCCCATTCGCTTGATATAGTGAACATCTGTGTAAAACATCTTTTTGAGTTGTATCCAACCTTTCCACAATTCTACAATGGCGCTCTCTATGGCGCGCACTTGATACCTGATAGGCGTTCTGTCGCTCTCAAGATTCATTTGGTCTTGACCAAGTGTCCCAGCGTTTCCAGTACCACGCGATATTTCGTGGTGTCCAAAGACATCATCGATGTACTTGTTGTCATCCTGCATATCGACAAGGATCTTATCGAGCGGGAAATTCGTTGTCTCAGCGAAGTATACCGGCTTTGGATTGACTGAAAAATCGGCTCTGAGTACCTGCAAAGGCTCATCCGTAATGGAATATGCCTCAGCTTCGTTGAAAGAGTTGCTATCGACTATGAGCTTTGTATTACAGCCTCGTAGGTTATCCGCTATCTGCCTCTTCTTCATATTAAGATCAAGAAATATCTGCTTTATCTGACCGATGAGGTTTTTGGAGTAGAGGTCTCCCATAAGTTTAATGGAGGATATTTGCACGAAAGGTTTTGTAGGCTTCTCAAGAAAGTTTATGATAGGTGTAAAATCATCCATTTGACCTATTTGACCGTCGGGATTGACTGACGGGTCGCTCATAAGCATTTTTACGCCTTCCTCATCTGCTATTCCAGTTTGCTGTGCGATAGCACCAACTTGCGGGAACATCTCAGATACCCACGTCATAATCTGCTCATCGGTTGATCGATACTCCCAATACGGGTTTTGTGACTTTTTGAGAATAATCCACTCCCCGTCAATACCCATAACCTGCTCAATGCGAATATCATCCTCCCAATAGGCTATGAGACGTGCTGAAGAACCTCTTGCAGCGGATTTGTCTACTGAACTGATGTCATTCCTTACGCTCTCAAACTTTATCTTGCTGTAGAATTCTTTGTAATTCGCCTTCCACCACTTTCGATTCTTCCATGGATGATACACAAGATACTCGCAGTCATCTGTACTGCTAGATCCCGGCGCGAAACTTATCTCCTCGACAGTAGCCTCGATAAAGTCGTTATCGTTGATGTCGTAATTCCAAAACCAATGAAGAAAGCTGTCATTCTTGATGTAGGTATCGAAAAGCATCATACCGAGTCTATCCTGAAACTTGGTACGAACCATATCGCATTCGAGTGATTTTGCCACGATGCGCGCTTTCTTTTGACTCGGTGGGGTATCCTTTGCCGGTGATACATCGGGTACTGGCGGATGATCCGTTGAGAGACCAACCATATTGCGTATTGTGAGGAATATGACGTTCTTGAGAGCTTTGGAGTTGTACTTGGCGCTGTCTCCCGACTTCATGACAGCTTCGATGTTTCCATCGAACATTGCCATATTCTCCTTGACCATTACACAGCGCTCATCGTGTATTTTCTTGCAATCTTGCAATCTTAGAGCGACTTTGCCCGCCAAAGTTTCATCGTCATCGTTTTCGATGTCAATATCATCTTTGTAACTTCCGTTATCTTTTACGTTGAGGTCGTACTCGTATGATTGCATAAGATATTACATTAAAAAATCCTGTGGATTATTGCGCATTGAATTTTTGAGAAGCTCCTCCTCGGGTGTAAGTTTTTCAAAAGGCTTTTGTATTGGTACAAACCTGCTGTGTACACTACCCATTGAGATGTCTGGTCTTGACATTATACCATATCTTACGGCATCCAATGTATGGTCATCTTTCTTGAGCGGGGCTTCTGTCGGGTCTTCATCTTGATTGACTGGCTTTTTTCGTTTGTAGCTTTCGATTTCTTCCAAAAACTTTACACATACGTCAAACACAAAGAATCGTGGTGAACCCTTCTTTTTGGTTATTGGGTGTATACGTGCTGGGTCGATAAAAAGGTATTTGTGCATGCGCGCTATGCCTGCCTCAACTGAATTGTTCCCGGGAATTGTGGCGATGCCTTCTTCTTTGAACTCTGCATCGATATTCTTACCGCTACGCCCGCGCCTACCCTTCACGGATGGGTCAATCACTGTGTACCGTATCTTTTCGTCGCCTGTGAGAGATTTGATGTGTCTCGCGTGGTATGGCGTGAACTCCTGACGCTTGTAATACTCACGATATAGCCAAATGTTACCCTCGGTATCGATTGCAAGCCACATACAAGTCGTAGGGTTATTTTCACCCCAGTCCATACAGCGTATCTTAACCCAATCATCGGGTATGGCAAATGGTCTGACAACGTGCATAGCCGGGATAAAGTCGGGGAATATCTGCCCCTCAAACACATCAAAGCTCGCAAGAACATAACGCTTGTACATATCGCCCGTGTAAGCGTTGAGCGTATCAAGATAATCTTCCGGCAAATGAGTATTCTCGGTGGTAGGCGCTTTGATCACGGCGTACTTCTCCAATTGCTCGGGCTTGAGAACGTGTCCGTCTCCAGTTTCACCTTTGATGAAGAGTTTGTATGTCCAGTTTTTTCCCTCTGAGTTACTTGTAATATACCCAAGACGCTTTGGTTGTTTTTTGTTTCTGAGACGCCCTTGCGCGACTTTAAACGTCTCAATTCCGACCTCATCTACTTCATCAAACCAAAACCAGCCGATTTCCAAAGACTTCAATTTCTCAATATCGTCAAGCCCCCAAGTGTATATTTCGTGACCGTTTATCATCGTAATGAGGTTTTCGCTTTTGTTCCATTTCAAAATAAGCCTCGGGTCACAAACCTCGAAAAACGTCTTAAGAGTTGTCGCTTTAAGATCTACCAATGTTTGACGAGCTATCAGTCCGCGCCCCCCCGGGGCTACCATTGCGAGTCTTACTGCTATGTGAGAACCAATGAAAGATTTCCCACTACCGAATCCTCCACAATACCAAGCGAATCGACAGTTTGGGTTATCCAAAATATCGAACATAAACTCTTTCTGTTTTGGGAGAGGATCGAAGAGTTGTACTATGTCTTCAGCGTATGGCGCTCCATACGGGAATCCTTGTGATACATCCATACACTGTTTGAGTTTAAAGTGCCTTAGAATCGATTGTAGAGAGAGTTATTCTTGAATCCTTCCGCCTTTTAGGCGTTTTTCTTGCATTGACTCATATTCTTCTTTTGAGTAAGGTGACAAAAATATAGGTTGTTTGTCTCCAAAATTAAGCTTCATCTCTGCATCAAGCATGTGCTTATATTTTGCCATCATCTCGAGAGCTTTTTGACCTGCTGACGATCTAAATTTGTCGGTCTCTCCGCTCTCGACATAACTGATACCTTTTTGAAGTATCCACGCTACCGTAACTTTGGATGCTGCGAATCGAGCCTCTATTTCTTCTACGATACTCTTTCGCTTGAGTAATTTATATGCCGATCGTTTCGCACCTTTTTCCTCGGCTTCCGTAAAAACTTCCATATAGCACTGCCAAGCATTCTGCATTCCCGAAGCCATATACTTATCGATGAAGAGTACCTCATTGGGACTGAGGTACTCTCCCGATATTCCTTTGATACTTTTAGAGCCGTATTTAGCCATATTCCTTTATGCCTCAACTTTTTCTTGCAATTCGTCAATTCCCTCTATCGCGAGGAGAAGCTTAACCTTTTTCGTATCGGGGCCTTTTTTCTCAAGCTCGTCTTTAAAAGACATCTCGATAATTTCTTTGTTGGTATGCGCCGGGGCTTCTTTCGACTCTTCGACAGACGTTTCTTTGAGTATACCGTAAGCTTGAACCAATGGCTTGCTTGGGTTATACGTCTGATACGGGTTTTGAGTTTCGTAGGTACTGAAAATACAGCTCAGTAACGCATCCATCTGAATCACCGCCTTTTTATCACCGATAGAGATTTCAAGCAATCCGCGCTGATAGAACTTCTTATTCTTAGCGAGTATGAGGCGAACATCACCTTCTTGCGATGAAACATCCAAATCACCGTCTTCCGTCCAATTCTTTATCATGACATCCAATGTTGGCTTTTCACCCGTAACGATAGCAAACTGATCTACCTCTTGAGTGTCTTCATTACCTTTCTCATCAATGAGAACAGCGTCTTTGATTTCTTCTTCCATAGAATATACCCTTAATGTTTATAGTCCCATTTGTCTCCATTCCTCATCCGGATCCAATACCTCTTCGAGCTTGCGCTCTTCCTGAATACGTTTACGGCGCTTGTATGCTTGCATCTCTTCGTAAGTAAGCACACTACTGCTTTTATTCTCATTCATAATGCCTT